GAAATCCTATTCCTTCTCCTAAGCCTAAAGCGTGACCTGCCATGTCTCCCATTGGACGATCTGTACTACTACCAGTTGAAGCTGATGATGTTTGTGCATATGTGCTTAAAACCTCACTAATCATAATTGGTGTCTTTCCACCTCCTAAATATTGGGGAACTTGTACGGTATAATCTGGTATTCTTTCTCCGAATATTGCGAAAATTTGCTCTCTGTAACGTGATCCCGCACGTGCCATAATTTCTAACCATTTTTGTAATGCAGATGCTTTTCTTAACTCATTAATTGTTATTGCTTCCATTTCTCCGGTAAAACCACCTTCATATGTGCTACTATTATAACCACCAAGATGAATACGGTCGTTATTACCTATATTGATATTATTGGTTGTTGGGTCTCCGCCATTGTCTTTAAAAGCAGTATCTACTGTTACTGTTCCTAGTGGTAACTCTACTTCTCCTCCTCTTTGTAAAAAAGGGAGAGATGAGGTAAAATAATCTTTCTCCCAATTTGATCGTCTTAATTCTAATACATCGGAACCAGTTGATGAAAATGATTGAATACCACTATCTGTATATTGATCATATTCAGTACCAACATTTTGATCTCTAAAATACTCATGGTAAATTAATTGATAAGCTCTAAAGGGTAAAGCACTAATTTCGTGATAATCGCTGAATCCCAAACTTGTCCAAGCGCCTCCGTCTTGAGTACCTGACATTGAACTTTCTACTGGCGGAATACCTAAATAATCTGCTAAACTGCCTTTTTGAATATAATTGCTTGCATTTGAATTAAATGCATAACGTGGATAACTTGGTAAATCGTTTCCTGTTTCACCACCAGTTATAAAATCTTTCCATTCGTCCCATATAATGCGATATGGTACAAAGAAATAATCCAATTTAAAATCTACATTATGCATCATTGGTGCTAATAATGGACTAAATCGAACCATTTGTTGTGTGTTTACACGAAAGGAATCTCCTGGTATTACATCTTGTATATAACAAGGATATAAATGACCCATATTACCTGTTTGCTTTACTTCGTGAGATAAATCAAACTTATTTTTACTGGGTTTGTTTAATTGTATACTATTCATATTGTTTCATTATTATTAATTGTTTCACGATGTCGTTGTAAATCTGCATGTTTGCTAATTTGATACTCGAGAATTTTACCACCGTGATGTTTTTGTACCTTTTTCTCGAATGCTTTCATTTTTAAGTCTATATGTTTTTCGTAGCTTTTTCTACTTAATTGTAACCTATCTTCTTTGTTTGTGAATAATCGTCTTAAATATGCTTTTGGTAATCTTCTAATATGACCGTTTTGATCTCTAACTTCTAAACTTTCTGATTGTATATGATGTACACCATAATTGTCTAAATATGCTTGCCCTATAATTGGCTTTTTACTCATTAAACTAAATGGGGGAGTACGCTTATCTGTTTTTCTGTTAAATTGTTTGAACATATATTTTGTCACATAATTAATGCTTGCACTTGTTACTGTACCTACATCTGCAAACCCTGATTTCCATTGCTTTGTAATAGGTGCTATATTTCCTATATCCATATTAAATAATATAAGATGATAATGAGGACGCCTAGTTTTGCTACCGTATTCTCCAACTGCGTAATAGCGTAACGGCTTGGCTTTGTGCTTAACATCTTTTTTACTGCATTTAAAATGTTGTGATACATACTTAACGTGATCGTTTCTTAATCGTTTTATATAGTTCTGTAAATGCTTTTTGTGTAATGTCTGATAACCTTCCTTTGTTCTTGGTATATGATAATCGTTATACGTTAATGTTATAAAGAATGCGCTATCGCTAAATAAATACTCGTGTTCTAACCTTAAACTCCATTCTGATCTACGTTTCTTCTGACATGGTAAACATTTTCCACATGGTACTCTAAACTCTAAATCTTTTAATTTTATACTATTTGCACATGCAGTGCCTATAATATCTGGTACGAATCCGTAATTATCTAGATATACTGTTTGCATTATGACATGCGAATACCGCCACGTTTGGCTAGAATGTACTTGCTATTTCGTCGTTTACTTTTGTAACTTCTTTTTGTTCTATAATTTCTCATGATTTTTAATTTTAATTAATGCCTTACAACGTGATTAGTTTTGGTAAGCTTGGGGGCTAATTTTTCTTTCTTGTATAGTTATTTATAGTAGGGTAGGATGGACCTTTATTAATTGTTGTGTTGCGACCTTTTAACTTCATGAATGATGCTAATAACTTATTTGCTAAATCGGCTCCGAACCATGTTCCTAACATTGATTGTACTAATAATCTGTCATCTGGATTATTTTTTGGGTCTAAACCGACCATTTCTAGTACATTACCTATTGTATCACCTTTTATAAATCCTTTTTTGTTTCTTAACATTTCTAGTTTTCTAACTTCTTTATCTAGCATATATATCTCTCCTGTTGTTACTAAATTGCCTCTTTCTTGCGCTACTTTTAATGTTTGTTGATTTACTAAATTTTTGTCTGATACTAACTTTGTGATTCTTGCTTTTGCTTCTGGTGTGATACCTCTTAAATTATCTGTTTCTGCTTTTGTTTTTTCTATTTGTGATAACATAAATGCTGAATCTAAACTTTTTGCTCCTGCTACATTTAATTGTTGTGCTGGTGCTTGTTGTGTATAACCTTGTGCGTTACCAGTTGTTCCTTGACCATACATTAGAGCGGGGTTTAAACCCGCTTGTTTTAACCTTTGCATTTGTCGTGTTGGTGTGTTATATCTGTTTTGATAATCGAACATTTGTTTACTACGATTGAAGGCTCTGTCTGCCTCTTTTCGTCGTGCTCTATTACCGAACGCACCACCTATGATATCTGCGCCTAATCCTATAACTGCTCCTTCTAATGCCATTATCTTCCTATTTTACCGTCTTGATCAATATCGAACTTTACTACTTCTTCTAACATCTTAATTGCTAAATCAAGTAAACGCGGCAATACTGCTGTGGCTAACTTTAGTATTAATTTTTCTTTCATTGTTTATGTCTTTAATTGTTATTTTGTTTTCTCCTCTCCATAGTAATGACTCTACTATTTCTATTGTTTGTCTACTATTAAATATTTGTACTGGTATTCCTTTATACTCGTTATATATACCTATTCCGATACAACCTTCCACGTCATGACCACGATTAGCAGCGTGTATACGAATTCCATATCGGTGAGGGACTCCCATAATTTCGAGTGTTTTAGCTTTGAACTTAGGAGATAAACTCCAACGCATATCATAAGTACCTTCTTTAATTGCTTTATTGGTATTTTCAACTGTATTAAATTTTAATGTTCCGTGATTTGCTGTTTCTATTATAAGTACTCCAAATAATGAATTACTTGGTCCTATAATTTTTCTTTGAATTGTAACATCGTTAATTATCATATTCGTAATTGTGTTTTTTAGTGTTTTTTATGTTTTCCTTCGTTTAGCACTATAATATATACTATGTAAATTTAGGGGATTCTTACCCTATTACTTGAAGTGGTGATAAATATACAATTTTTTTTCTACTCCCCTACCCTAGAGGAGATGTTTTGTTTTTTTTTGGTTGTTTTTGTGACTTTTTTAGTCACTAGGACATACTATATCAAGTCGTAGTATGTCCTTAACTCTTGCTTATAAAAAAAGGGGGCTATTAACCCCCTAAAAAACTAACTAACCTAAACTACTAATTTATTCTCCGTCTGTTACGTTGTTGTTTTCTTGTAATGTTGCATTTGCTTGTGCTTGTGCTACTGCTTCTGCTTTTGCCTTTTCTTCTGTTTCTATCTTTGTTTTTAATGTGCTTACTTGCTCATTAATCTCTTTTAGATATTGTAACTTCTCTACTGGCTCCATTTCCTGAATCTTATTAAGTGATTGCGAACTGAAAGTCGCTTGATCCTCATAATAAGGGGTCTTGTAATTGTCATAAGTCATACCTTGTGTGTTTCGAAATAATATTTCTCGAATTGATTGACTTTGGTTTGGCTTTGTAATTACTTCACCACTATTTGAATGTGGTGTTGTTTTCGCTGGATTCCAGCGATCTACTGCCTTTGGTGTTTTAACTGTTTTCTTTGCCATTTTCTTCTTTATTTAAAATTGTCATTAAATTGGTGTTTAATCGTTGTACCTCTTTATAAAGTAATGCTAAAGCTGAACCATTCTCATATACCATTTCTGCTAAAGAATGGTCTTTAATATAATTATCTTTATGCTCTTTCCATTTTGTTTGGAAATCTTTAACTTCTTTTTTACTTGGTTTTTCTGATTTAACTACTTTCATAATATTAACTTAATGTTGGATTAGAGTGATAGGGCATTGGTCGCAATGCGTCTACTTTATGGTATAATGATATCCATATTTTATCTTCTGTACTATCTGTAATTGCAAAAATTCGTGATGTTTCTGAATCATTACATTCAATAAATGACTGATTTAATAATGGGTGATCGTTAAAACGTCTTGATAATTCCCAATGTGCTAAAGTGTCTCTAAAATCTCCTGCAATACGACTTTGTGCATACTTATACTCTGCATATCGTTGTTGATATCCAAATACTTCATCGTCTGTGGCTTTTACACCTTTAATAAATAATTCTTTGTTATATACTTCTTGCTCTCCTAGATTAGCGAACTGTGGAAAATAATGATCGAACTTGTCAAACTTTTGCCAAAATCGATTTAATCCTTGTACATAACTTGCTTTTGGTATAATACGACATAATCCTAATACTATACCATGCTCGTCAAATGATTGTTGAAATCCTATTCCTTCTCCTAAGCCTAGAGCGTGACCTGCCATGTCTCCCATTGGACGATCTGTACTACTACCAGTTGAAGCTGATGATGTTTGTGCATATGTGCTTAAAACCTCACTAATCATAATTGGTGTCTTTCCACCTCCTAAATATTG